GCGGTGATGTTGGTCGCCGAGTGACCCGTGTCGGCGTCGTCCATGAGGATGGTGATGCTGTTGCTGCCGAACTTGGTCATCTGATTCCTCTCTTCTGCGCAGGTAGGTTTGTCTTCGGCCGGACCGAGCCGTTTACAGCGGCGCGGTCAGCCCGTGTTCATGTCTCAGTCGTAGACCACCGCGACAGCAAAGGTCACGGTCTCGTCGCTTGCGCTGCCGCCGGCCCATGTCCACGTGACGCAGGTGTACTGGTCGATAGCGGCGGCCTCGAGGACGACCATCTCCGAGGTGCCCGTCCCGTCCGGGGTAGTGGCGGGGAGGATCTGCGTGAACGACGTATGGTCGGCGAAGGTCGGCGGCGTGGTGCCGTCCTGAATCTCGATGTCAAGCGACGTGCGGGTGTCCCACAGGATGTCGGTGACGACGAGGTAGGCGCGCCCGTTGACAGTGCCCGGTGCGCCCATGTCGAGATATGTGGCGGCGGTCGTGCCGGTGACGGTACGTGCGACCAGCGGTGCGACAAGTTTCGCCTTCTGGTCGACAGTGCCGGAGATGGCGACCTCGAACGATGCCTTGGTGTAGTCGCCGACGCTGCCGCTGCGCTTGAACGCGGTCTTGTACAGGCCGTTGCTACAGATGACGCTGTTGCCGATGCCCGCAACGGGTGTGGTCGTAGGTGCGTCGTTACCGAAGGGTGCCATCATGAAGACGTTGGCACCGACGGCAAGGTCGACCATGGCGGCGTTGATGCTGTATGCCGAGTCGTCGTACCAGCCCTCGTGCCCGGTGAGCTCGTAGGTCTTGAACAAGCCGGGGATGACCTCGGCCGATGCCGTACCGTAGGGCGTCGAGTCAATCATCGGCCTGCTGATACTGTCCTCGAACTTGGTCGAGATGTTCGTGAGGTCGTAGCGGCCGATGCAGAGGAAGCCGAAATCAGCGGATGAGTAACGCACGCTTGACACCCCCCTGGCTTTCTGTTATGGTGAGATTCATGATCCTTCCTTCTCTAGGAGATGCCGTATGACGATGTGCGAGTGTGGTTGCGGAGAGTCTTTCGAGTACACTCCCGGCAGAGGACTCCCCCGGCGATTCATCCCCGGGCACCAGTTCCGTACCGAGGTCGCCGTTGAAGCTCGGAGACTCGGTAAGATTCGACAGAGGAAGAAGCCGCCGATGGATCGACCGACGCATGGTTTCTGCCTGTGCGGGTGCGGGCAGCGCACGAACATCGCGGCCGAAAGCAGCCGGTCTACCAACTCGTTCGCCGGATACCCGATGCTTTACGTCAAGGGGCACAACGAACATCCCACCGGCCCCGACAGTCCGGGGTTCATCGGACGCCGCCACACCATCCAGGGATACGTCTACATCTATCGCCCCGACCACCCGCGCGCGCTGAAGACCAAGACGTTCGCGGGCTACGTTGCCGAGCACCGCATCCTGTGGGAAGAGGCGAACGGGCGCAGGCTTCGTGACAACGAGCACGTCCACCACATCAACGGAATCCGCGACGACAACCGGGTCGAGAATCTGGTCGCACTGACTCGCGCCGAACACGCTCGCGCGACCGTATCCGAGCGCGGACCCGTCAGTGCCGAGACTCGCCAGAAGATGTCCGGTGCCCATCGTGCTATTTGGGAACGTCGGCGGCGCGGGGAGTCGCCGATGCCGAGGTCTTCGCGCTCGGCTTAGTACCCGCCACCTCCTTGACGATGCCGCGCTCAAGTGCGTACTTGGCGTCGGCCGGATTGTCGAACTCGACAGGGTCACCGGCGGCGGCGACGACGTACTTGCCGTCGGACTTGTAGGAGATGCCAGTGGTGGCTTCGTACTGCTTACTCATCTGCGTCCTTTCCGTTCGCGCCGCATGAGCAAATCCAGTAGCCGCCCATGGCGTAGGTGCGCTGTGCTATCGGGTGTGTGCAGGGTGTGCCGGGTGGCACGATTAGCGAACCCGGCGTTGCGGTCATGCCGAGCAACTCCAGGGCTTCCCGCGCGTGATCGGCGATGACCAACAGGTGCGCCCGCAGTTCGTCGTCACTCGCTGTCATGCGGTCCGCCATCCGTCAGGATTCTCGCGGTCCCGCCCCCATGCCCCGCGAATGGCGGGCACGGCTTCCGGGTATCGCCCGGCGAACTGACGCAGCAGGTCGGCGGCGCATACGACACATTCGCCGTCGGCCGAAAGCATGATGTTGGCGATTGCAAGGGCGTCGTCGAGTTCGAGATTCACGTTACTCGCCACTGTGGCCCACGAAGGCGTCGAGGTTCCTGCGGCTGTAGTTCGAGTCCGGGTCGTGCAGCGTGTACTCAGAATCGAGCGTCACCGGGTAGGATGTGGCGAGCAGGGCCGTCCTGAGCGCGGCGCATACGGCCCGTGCTCCCTCATGCGTGAGCGCCCAGCAGGAGAACTGGAAGCGCGGCCGCGACACGGCGACCGCCTGCGTACTGCCGAAGACTTGCGAGCGCGGCGTACTGACACGTTGCATGACGACGCAGGGATAGACGGCGCCCTGCGGCAGGTAATCCGGGTGCAGGCGCGCGGCGATGAGGCCGGACAGTCCTGCATGATTAGTCAGGGCGGTGAATAGGGCGGACTCGATGCTCATACGACGGACTCGATGGCCGTGATGACCGACACACCCAGTAGCGCCTCGATGGCGGGCTTGGACTCGTCGAGGGCCGGGCGCATGTACGGTTGAGCCGTCGTGCCGGGATGGTGTACGACTGCGACGGGGTGCGCGGCTCCCGGCCAGAACAGTGCCTTGCCGTTCGTCGGACGTATTTCGTGCGCCGACGTGCCGTACTCGACGTACACGGAGTATTCGGCCGGGCTCGCGACGTCGACCTCGACCGGAGACACGGGGTCCATGAATATGCTGAGCTTGAGGTTGCCGGTGTCGACGGGTGCCTTCTGCTTGGCGACGCGCGTCACGAGCAGGCCGCACTTAGTGAGTCCGCTCGGCACGGCAACGGTAGGCACGACCTTGGCTGCGGCGGCAAACTTGGCGGCGATAGCCTCGGCCCCGGTGACGGTCATGCTAATCACGTCGTCACCTGCAGTAGGTAGCAGACGACGCCCGTGGGCCCGACCGCAGGCACGCCCATGACCTCGTACACAATCGGCGTGATGGCCGTGCCGAATCGCTTCGTGATCTTGACGACGTTCGTGACGCTGATAACGGCATCATGGGGAAGTCTGAGTTTGGCGTCGGCCTTGACGATTGTCCCGTCAGAGGTCCTGTACTCGGCAGACTGCAAGCCGCCGGTCATCTGCAGGCCACAGGCGGTCTCGGCCGCGTAGGAGGGTGCACCGGGCACGAGTTCGCCCACGGCATCCTGAGTCGTCGTGATGGTGCCTATCTGGCAGGCATCGGCCATGAACGACTCTTGGCAGTCGCGCATCCCCGAGAGTTCGGCGGCGGTGAATGTCACTCGTCGTCCTCGTCCACGGACAGATTCGCGACATACGAAAGGTCGTGGTTGTCTCCGCTGCCGCCCTTGTCCCAATACGTCGACTCCATGTCGCGCTCGTACCTGTGGTCGACGTGGATGCGGAGGCTTGATGGGGCACGGCGAGCGGCGTAGTAGCGCGCCTGCTTCCGCATTTCCTGCGCCGCCTGTGAGCGGTGGAACGTGCCGCCGTCTGCGGTGAAGTCGTAGAGGCCGGCGAACGCTGCCGCCTTCTTCCCCCACAGGTTCGCGGCGGCGGCGTTGAGGTCATAGGTCGGAATCCATGTGTAGTCGTCGGGCTCCTGCTCATACTCGTCAATCAGCGGATACCGGGCGATGAGCGCCGCCAGGTCCGCATCCGAGTAGGTCGCGGTCGTGGGCTCGGCGATCATCTGGCGCAGTTCGCTGAGCAGGCCCGCGTCAACGCCCCGGTCATAGTAGGTGAAGCGCAGCGTGTCGCCGGTCACGATGACGGCGGCGACGGTGTTATGGAAGGCGTTGACCGTGCCGACCGCTTCAGCCGTGTAGGCGGTCGCGCCAGAGGCCATGCGCTCGGCCAGGGTCACGTCTGCTTCGTAGCCGATGTGACCGGGCAGGCCGAAGACGTCGCCGATGCCGATGCTTACGGTGTTCGCGGCGGCGGTGCGTGCGGGAAGCGTGATGGAAGTGAGGACGGCGAGGGCCGCGGAGCCGAGCACGGTGGCGACTCCATTGAGTGCGATTGTGTCGGTCGCGGCCTCGCCGTTGCTGCCGGACCCAACGAGTCCGACGTTGCCCGCGATGCCTGCCGCGTTGCCTGTGATGGACAGGACGCGGCAGACAGCGGGGCTCGTGATACCCGTCGTGATGGTCTGGGGGACCGTCGTCAGGGTGATAGCAGCGTGCACGGACGCGGCGGACGCGACCGCAGGGGCGACCGTATGTGTCCGCTGGGCGGCCATCTTAGACGTGCAGGTATTCGAGGTACAGTTTGCCGGTGAAGCCGACAGTGTCAGTCGAGCCGGTACAGGTGACGTACTGAGCCGCGGTCCAGACTACGAGGTGAGCGCTGGCGTCCTGGTAGGCGAGGCAGTTGACCGCCGTACCTGCGGTGTCGTCGGCATCTTTCTCGTTGTGGATGTTGGTCCCCTCGGTGGTCGCAGCGGCGGCCGTACCGATGGCGATGTTCGTGCCGCCCGTGGTTGCCGGGGTGGTTGTGTAGAGGGTCGCCCGCGTGATGACTACGCTATGACCTTCCGGGTTGAGCAGGCTGCCCATCTCGCCGCCGGCGAACAGTGTCGCGGCGGTGACGGGGATGCAGCAAGCTCCCTTGCCTGCGATGCGGGTGGTCATGTCAACCTCCCGCTGTCAGACGTGGACGTATTCGAGATAGCACGTGCCGGTGTAGCCGGTGGAATCGGCCGAAGCGAAGGCACCGATATACTCGGTGGCGCCTACCACCACGAGCGCGTCGTCGGCGTCGCCGCAGGCATACCCGTTGTTCGCGGTCCCGATGGCACCGTCGATGGCGTGCGCAGGGAACAACGCGCTCCCGTCATGTGCAAGCGCCACGGTAGCGGCGTTGTGGACGATGAGGTTCGCGCCAGCGGTGGAACTGGTAGCGTGGTAGACGACGCAGCGTGTGACGATGACAGCCGCGTCTTCGGGGTTGAGGATTACGCCGACAGAGCCGGCCTCGGTTGCGGCGTGACTTGTCTGACCCGTGAGGGCGAATGAGCACCAACCCTTGCCCATCTTCGGTGTGACGAGTGCCATGTGTTCTCCTTCGTGCGGGGCCGGCCGAATCGCCGGCCCCGCTCAGTGATTCGTCGTTTAGTTCTCGGCCACCAGA